TAGAACAAACCGAAATCCATTCCATAACACAACGTAACCTAGCGTACCATTCCGAGGAACTAAAGCGAGAATGTGAAGATTATAAACCATTCCATCTCATATATACATTATAGCATAGTATTTTATAAATTGCAAGTGTTTTATTAACCTTTATAATTATTAAATTTATACCATATTGCTTTAGGGTCTGAAGCTGTATTTATAAATCCAAATATAACTCTTGATGAATCTGAAGCCTCAGTGCCAGTATTTCTTAAACACCCATTTATCAATGCATTAACTTGTAAAGCATTATTTTGTGTCCATTTACCCATTATAGTAATGTTGATTGAATGACCTGAGTTAGTTAAAACACTATCATCTGGAGTATATGTAGACATATAATATTGACCTTTTGGTAAATCAAGTAATGTATTGATTAAATTAGTTTGTCCACTTACATTAGAAAGTAATCCTTTACCCTCAATAACCCAGTTATAATTATTATTATATGAAACAGCTTTTAATTCTAGATTTCCATTGAAAGCTCTCATTTCTTTAACATAAGATGTTTGTCCTTTGTAGAATTCTATTTCCCAGTTATTAGTAAATTTAGGGAAAACTTCCTTAATATCATTTAATAAAGTAGCATAATTAGTATTAAAACTATCCCACCAGAATATTTTTAATGAAGAACCAAATGGTAAATTATTAAAAACATCGTTCAATGTTGTTTGTGAATAAGGTTTTATAGTAGGATTTAAAATTGATTGTAAAGCTGAATAATTTTTATCAATATTATAAATATCTTGAGGAATACCATAACCAGTAGCTGTAGTTTTTATATTGTATCCATCACATAAGAATTCTAGCATATTATTTGTAGCTGTTGTATAATGTGAAGAAAAGATATTTGAACCTATTTCATATATAGTTCTTAATTCTTTTTTATCAACAGATACCCATGTCGAACTATCAGTTAAATAAGTAGCTATTGAATAAATGGGATTAACAGCTTTATAGAATTGATAGTCACAATCTCTATTAACTCCATGATGAGGAATAACATATACATTTGATTTATGCATATAAGGTGACATATATTCCTCTGTTACTCTTTCAATATCACCAGTAAATGTTAATACATTATCTTTAAAAATAACTTCAGTTATTAATGAAAATACATTAAAGTTAACTCCAGGTTCATCTCTATATTCAGTGTAAGAATTATAATAGTTTTCTGCTATTTCTGAACTAGTATTTAAGAAATGAAGTTTTGTGAAATTATCTATTTCATAGTAACTATCATTATTTGGAACGATAGGTGAAATATCATACGATTCTAATAAATTTATTATATTATCATAATTACTTTCTAATTCATCAATATCACTACTATGATTTACAAAATCAGGTTTCATTCCAACCCAACAAACACAATCAGAGAAATCATAAGTATTTAAAAAATTATTTAAATTTCCTATATGGTCGCTATGAAAATGAGTAAGTATCATATAATCAAATTTTGTTATTCCTAAATTTGAAATAGCTGTTGAAATTTCACTCCACTCTTCAACTTTACCAGTATCAATAACTAAATTTTTTCCATTTTGAAATTGAATTATGTTAGTAGCACTTGATTTAGTTAAACAATAATATTTAATTGTATTATCTTTTATTATTTCAGCAACTAATGCATCATTCATATTAACAATAGTATAACCATCAATAATATCAGAAGATAATTTTTCTCTTATTTTATAAAATGCACCTAGTCCATCATTTATTTGATTAAATCCATAAGTTCTAGCGTATGAACCATCAATTAAGTTTTCAGATGCAATCATTGATGAAACGGTATCAAATCCAAATATTGCTTTACTATTTAAATAAGCTGAAATAATTTCTTGTAAACTTCCATCTTCAGCCATTTCATCAAGCTTATTATTAATTTCTTCTTGAACATCTAAATTATCAAAATAATTATTTACGTAATTTTGAAGTTCTGTAAATAAATTTTGTAGTTCTTGTGTTGCTAATGAGTTATTATTTACAACTGGAATAACTTGATTCTTTAAAAATTCAACGAACCATACTAGCATTTCATAATAACTCATTGTCTCTAAATAAGATGATGGAAGTTCTCCAATTGTCATACAAATCCTTTTTAATGGAGAGATATAACCTATTTTTGTTTCTGGTTTATCATTCATTTTATCACTTTCCTTTCTAATATAAGCCCATGAATAAAGGCTCTAATTTTTCAATAATTTCACGATTAATTGCACGTATATTATCACGATATTGTTCAACCATTTTTTGAGCTGTTGCAGAAACTCCTGAATTACCTTTAATTCTTTTTGTATATTCTTCTTCGGAATCACTTCCGCTTGTTGTATTTGTTACATTATTAATTGATGAAGATGTTTCTGTTCCCGATGTTGCTGTTGCATAGTTTCCAGCAAGAATTGAAGCTTTTGTGACTCTTCCCTGTGGTGTATCTGAACTAATTCCAATAGAATCTCCTGAATTTGTAGAATCTGAAACACTTCTTCCGGTATTATCAACATTTGCTGTTCTTGTAAATGTTTCTGTATAATCAACATTAACAAGAGGGTCATACTGAATAGCACTTGAATATATTAAGGGAAGATATTCTTCCATTAATTCCTCCATTGTAACTTTTGCATAATGTATAAAAAGTCCGATTGTTTCTTGTCCGATTTCTCTCATATAATAATGATTGACTATCATTTTAGCAAGTTTATCTTTATTCCATATTCCTGCTTCTTCTATTGCTTCAATTTGTTCTGAAGTAAGAAAATCAGATAATTCATAATCTTTGAAGAATCCCTCAACTTGTTCTTTTGTGTAAAGTGGTGGATTAAATTTAATTGGAGTAAATAGTTCTCGAAGTTCCATCGTATATTTACTCATTTTCTATCACCTCTTTTACTTTCTTTATATTTTCAGGATTGTCAATTCTTTTATTATCTTGATAATCCGATACGATTGATTGTTCCATTTTTATAATGTTCTTTAAATCTGAACGAACACGGACTGAAATTTCTTTAGCTGTTCCAGTAAGTCCGAACTTTTCATTGAACTCGCGACATGCTTCAAGACGTGGTGCAAGCATACTTTGAAGATTCAAATTAACAAGTTCATTATTTTCGTTTGATTCATTCTCAGTAAGTCTTTCTTTTTTCTGAACTGATATATTATTAATTCCAAGATAAGTCAATGCTTCATTCCATATCTCTTTTTTGTATTCTGTTATTTTATCAGCAACATACGGAGAATCTGTTTTAATAGCTTTTAACATATCATCATTAAGTTGATTTTTATTACCAAAGATAAAAGGTTGATTTCCATTATATTGATTATATAAGTTTTCTAACATTAATCTTTGTTTCTCGTCTCCTACAATCATAACTGGAAATCTTTGTCCTGATATGTTGACATCACACGTACGTTGTGCGAGATACAAACGCCAAGCAAATAACTCCATTGAACCGGCTGTCGGTAATCTATCAAAATTATTCATAACAAGAATACATTCTTCGTTCTTTTTAGTTTCTTTTTCTTCATCACTTAAAAGGGGATTAAGTCCTGTGTATAATTCACGCATTGAATTAAAACCATATGAAAAACAATTAAATTTATTAGGTAGTCCGTATATGTTGACATACCCCGAACCTGCGCACTTTGTATTAATGAATCCATATTTCTTATCATGAAGTAGAGAAGCTTGTCCATTATAATAAAGGCATAATTCTAAGTATCTAGCGTCCATTGAATTTGGAAGATTAACCCATTCAAACATTGATAAAGCTATTCTTTTAAATCTATTCAAGTAATCAATGTATGTCGCGTCATTTACAATTAAAGAATCTTCAAATTTATAATTTTGTGATTTTCTTCGTTTCATGTTTTCTCCTTTCTTGATATTCTTTACTTAATTATATCATAATTTACTAAATAATTCCATTTGATATTGAGTAATTCAAAAATGTAGAAGTGTTATGCCAAAACGTACAACCATTATTGAATAAACTTCTAATAGTGTTTAAATCTTTTTCTGGAATATTACCTTCTAAGTTTACGTCTATACATTTTATATAATCCCAATTGACACGTTTATGAATGTTTGGAGTTTTTACAAGATTAACTTTATAACCAAACATATCAAAGAATGAATCAATTACTCTCGCATACTCTTGTTTTATACTCATAGCGTAAGCTGTAAAAGTTGTTATTCCTGACACAAAGTTGACATCTCCAGTATCGGCATTTCCAACGTGTTGTGGTGGAACTTTTGAATGTTGCTCCAAAGTGTTCATAGTACTTATAATTCCTCTAAGTCCTGATGAAGCACCAGTAACACCACTTATATCTCCTCCAAGTATTCTAGCTGAACCAACTCCAAGTGATACGGAATCTTCCACAACACTTGTAACAATTGGAACAGCATTTGCAGATAACCAATTTATAAAAGTATCATTTTGAAATCCGCATGTTGGAATTTTTCCACCATGTAAGCGATTTTTATAATTGTTAGGAGCAGAACCTCCATAATTTTCAGGCATTATGTAATAGCTTCCACCGAATGAGGGAGTTCCAACAATTGTAAAGTCACATGCAGAAGTGTTGAAATCTTCATATCTGTATATTGCTTGTGACCCATTTCCGTTATCCATTAATAAATACATGTAAGGATACGTTTTAAGTTTGTTGTTTCGTGGACTATATCCGTTTAAAGTATTTAGTTTTTGAATTGGTGTATCTCCAGAACCTGTTGCTCCCCATGAAAAGCCTCGTGGTGATGATTCTGGTGTTACTTTGCTTCCCTCTGTTGTTGCCTCTGGTACAAAGAATCCTGTCGGACATAAAAATATACCTATTATAGCGTCCAATTTTTGGTCAGTATTTAATCTCATTAATTTATTTTGTAAGGCTGTTCTTCCTGCTGATGTATTAGAAAAATAATATAAATTATAACCCTGATAGACTCCACCATAAGCATTTCCACCATCTGACGCGTAAGTATCTAAATCAATTGTAGAAGCAACTAATATTCCAAACGATGTAAGTAAAGTATTGATATTTTCGTTATTAGTGATATACTCGCCAAGTTCCAAATTTTCTGGAAGTGTATGTACGCCAATTGTATCATCGGAAACATGTTCTCTTTCAATAAACGAGTTCATATAAACAATGTCAAATTGCCATGTTTGAAACGTATCAGTCTCAATTGTAACTTCACTCATTCCGTCATTCACATATTTAATGTCAACGACAAACGCATAAAACCATTTGTCTTTGTAGGAATCATTTTTATACATACAATAATTATACCCAAGTAAATCTTCAAAACGTAAGTTGTCACCAGTAGCATAACGAATCACTCCATCTTTTCTTTGATAAGTACAACCATCATATTCTAAATGTGGAAGACTTAAAAAATATGACTCTTGAGCTGAAGCACTTGAAAAAGTTATTTGATTATAATTATCTAATTTTAAAGGTGATTTAATTAAGATTATATCACTATCTGGAACTACTATCATATTATATCTCCTTTCTATAATTATAATAAAAGAAGAGGGATATTTTTTCCCTCTCCCTTAAAGGATTTTATTAAGCACTTGCTGTAACTGATACACTAACACTTGCTATAGTTGTTGTTCCAACTTTTGCAGAAATTGTTGAAGAACCCTCAGCCACTCCTGTCACTTCTACATGTCTATCATCAATCTTTGTAACTGTTGCCTTTCCTGTTGCAGAAGATGAGAATGTAATTGTGTCTGTTGCGTTGAATGGCGTAGTTGTTAATGATAAAGTTATTTTTTCACTTGCAACAACTGATGGTGATGTTTCATTAAATACAGCACTTGTAACAGGTACGCTTGGTGTTGCTCCAACTAACATATAAGCATTCGCAAATAATGAGTAATTAAATGCTTTTATTACGTTAAGGTATTGTTGCCAGCTTCTATTATTAGCGTTGTAGAATTCGTCCATGAACATATCTTTTGTACGAATCTTGAACCATCTCTTGTCACAGATTAAAGCGTAAATGTTAGAACCATCAAAACTAACGTTTCCATCATCATCAATTATATTAAATGAATCAATATAATAAACTTTTCCCATAAGTTCGCTCTTTGACATATTAAAAGCGTTACTTAACACATCAACATCTAGTTCACTAGCTAATTTGTTAGAAATGAATACAACAACGTCTTCTGGTTTACTCCATGAAACAATTGAACGTCCATATCCTCCAACTTTACTCCATGCATTGTATCTTGTAGATGGACTTTTGAAATTTAAGAATGTTTCACGTAATTTTTTAGTGAAGCTTTTTAATTCAGCCTCTGTTGGAGCTGTCGCATTTGCAAAAGTAAATGTTTCCATTTGCACAGCATTGTTTCTGTAAGCATTTGAGATTAATTTCTTTGTATATTTATAATCATCAATATAAGCTCCATTGTATAATGAAGTAGAAATTCCCATTAAGTAACTTTCAAAGTCACCCCAAGAAGCAAAAGCTTTTTCTAATTCCTTTCTAATGATTGTTACAGGATATTGAACATCAAAATTGATTTCTGTATATTCTGCTTTTACATCACTTTCATATTTTACAAGTAATCCTGCAAAGTCGTCTATATTGTAAACTCTTCCTCTAGCTGGATTTACATAAATTTCTTGTCCGATTGCTCCAAGTGGTAAGTCGTCTCCAGCTAATTCTTGTAAAGGATTTTCAAAATAATCCATAACAAATTTAGTATAAGCTATTCTATTAACTAGTGATTGAATAAATTTGTTTCTCATGTCACTAGGTAAAGCAAGTAAGCTTTGTCCGTAAACTTGTGATGAAGTATAGTGATTTACAAGAGGAATTTGTTCTTGATATAGACTATTGTCTTGAATAAGAGTCTCACGAATCTCATTCAATGCAGTTTGTAATCCGTCTGATATCATGATATCACTTTCCTTTCTTCTGGATTATTTCCAGATATACGGATTTGAAGAGTGGTGATTCTCAAACCCCTATATCTAGAAACAATCGTTTATAGATTATTTCCTTTTTCCGCCTTTTCCTTTACATGGCATTTTTCTTCACTTCCTATCTTTTGAAATGTCCCTTTTCATCAAAAATACTTCTAAAGTCAAAAGGCTTATTTTCTTCTTTTTTGCCACCCTCATCAAAGAAAGAATCCTCTTCTTTTGCTTGCGGCACATGTAAAAGTAAATTTCCGTTTGCTTCTATTAACATGTCTTTATCACTTTTTAATTTATTGATTGAATTATCTTTTTCTTTAATAAGTTTTCCGTTTGCTTCTTCTATTACTAAGATATCGGCTAGGCTATCACTTATCTTTCCAGCTTCTTCTTTTCCAAGTTTTTCTTGAATAGTATCAACAATACTTGACAAAGTTTTTTCCATTTATATTAATCTCCTTTCTCGAAATTTTCTTCCATATATTGCCCACGGAAAACCTTTTTTCTTTTTTCCTGTGGGTATTGGTGGAGTTGGTCCGTCCCATTCTCTCCAATTATAATCTTCTGTCCGTAAGAGTATTGTGTCGTTTACGTACATAGCGTTCCAAATATGAATTGCTCCATATATTCCTATACCTCCATTATTCCAATATTGATATGATTTACTTGACACATGAGCAACTTCCATATGTAAATGCTCACCAAAAGAAAATCCGTAATTCCCTGTTGTATAAAATAAGTCACCCTGATTGTAATGTGTTCCGTAAACTGGAGCATTTTCACTATGAGCAACTAATACTCTTCCGTACTCGAGAGACCCATCTGGCATATGTACTAAGTCGTCAGACTCTAATATACAATTGTGGTCGTTTCCCGTATAGACTAAAGTTCCAGAAAATGGAGCATAGCAAGGCATAGCTGTTATAACTCCTCCTGATGTGTTACGAGGTAAAAAGTCAAGTGCTAAAACATCATGCTCGTCGGGGTCTCTTGCTTCACTTAAATATAATGCTTCACATGGAAATAAACATACTTCATATCCATCACTTGCCTTTAATTTTTGATTAGCTATCATTTTGCGAATCTCCTTTTAATTTTATAATTGTATTCACATTTTTTGTTTCTAAATATTAACTTTCCACAATGATTGCATATAATATATGGAATTGGATTCTTAAACTGAACTGAATGTCCACATTTACAATACCTTGTTATTTCAATTATATATTTGCTTTCTCTTTTATTTTCTTTATAAAAATTATTCATTAAACCTCTTTTCATTAATTTTATTTTCTAAAGTTTCCATTTTGTAACTTAATTTTTCTAAACTATTTGCCATCTCTTTTTGATTCTCATTAACTGCCTTTAAAGTGTCTGTATTTGAGTTTAATGCTTTCACCATATCTTGCATAAATCTATTATTATCTTCTTTTTCTATTGCGACTTGTTTTTTATCAAACATTATATAAATAACCATAAAGAAAAAGGAAGCTGCACCAAGACCATTTTGAATTATAATATTTACTAAATCTTCCATAATCACACTATCCTTTTTCTTTATTATATCATGGTTTAAAATTTTTGTATAGCATTTATAAGTTTTTTATCTTCTTTAATAGTGAATTCTGTCTCTTTCAAAATTACGCCACCTTTTACATGTGTAAAAGTAAGTTTTCCATCAACTTTTAAACCCTCTTTGAAATTATCCCATGTAACTTGATTATAGCACCTCTGTGGAAGTCCAGCACAAGTGATTTGTATTTCTCCATCTATCTCTTCCAAGTACGTTTTTTGTCTTATAAACTTTGCACGAGTGAAGTGCGATTCATGTTTCCATTTTCCAAGCTCAACATCATCAATTTCACAAAATTGCTTTAGTTCTTCAATTGGTAAAATTGTATGAATGGAATCTGTATCACTGTAACAATACATATCAATTCCATACTTCTTTATTGAATAGTCTTTTATTGCTTGAGATGAACGAATCAGTTTATCTCTTCCATATGAGGTAATAAATGCTCCCATTGGAAGATATACTCCGTCTTTAGTTCCTTTTTCACCTAATTTATATTTTACTATGTCATTTTCTAAATATGGAATTTTTCCCTGAACATCAAGTGAAGTCGCGAATTTTCCATATAAGCTATTCAAAAGTATCTTCGCAACTTGCCTCATTCCTTTATTTCCTGATATTGTTGCTTCATTTTTTACTTTTATCCATTTATCAATATAATCTGTAAAAAGTCCTCTTAAAGCTTTGAATTTCCACCCTGATTCATAACGCAAGTCCCACACATCATATTGTTCAAGAAATAGTTTCAAGTCAACACTTGTAAGAGTTAATGCAACAGGCTCTGTTCCAGAGTCCGTCAAATATTCATTGTCAACGAATCTGGAATGTTTTATTTGAATTGTAGGGATACGACCTTCTTTTATTTTAAAAGAACATGTTAAGCGTTGTATATATAATGGATATACTTTATCCTCTATATACTCCCCTTCATAGAAAAATGGTTCACCAAACGGAAGCATTTCTTTATACATAACAGAAGGATATAAGCTATTGACGTCCAATACTTCCCCCTCTTTTACTTCTTTATTTTTATAAAGAGGATTAAGATAAGTAAATCCACCACGATATGCACGTCTTATATCTTTATCAATTTCATAATTAAGTGACTTATATAAAGCACGAAACTTATTTATTTTTATTATATTTTTATATTCTGCTAGTGCGTTACTTCCAGCAGTCATACGAGTTAACCCCATATCAAACAAATATTTTAAAGCTTTTGCAACAATTACAACGTCATTTTTGATATACGCTTCTTCTTCACTTGTTAAGATGTGACCTATTTCACGTGGAGCATTATAATCAATTTCAAGTTTGTTTTCTTCTATTTTGAAAGTCTTTGGCATGGATTCAACCGATTGATTGATAATCTTTAAAGAATCAATAAACGTGACTTTCTTTGTTTTCTTTCCAACTTCAAAATATACCTCAATAGAATAAAATAATCCCATATCAGAAATAAGCGTTGAAAAAGTATTATTTCTTTTTTCACGTGCTTCAACGTGTTCATATCCATTCTTCATTAAATAATAAAGAATAAATTCTCCATCAAATTTGAGATTGTGAAAATAAATATAAGGATTTGCTTCTTTTTTAATACGTTCAAAGAAACTTTCAATAGAATTACCTACTTCAACATGTGATGGTTCTTCAATATCGCATAAAGCCCAAGCCCAGACCCATGTTTCGTCTTTTTCCCATGTAGCTGTTTCAAAATCAGCAGTAAACCTTTTCACATAGTTTATTCCTCTATATTCGTAATTCCTAAATGGAACAAAAGTGATGAATTAAAAGCTTCTTGATTTGATGAAAAAGAACCATAGAAAAGAGAATCAGACTCTTTATACCATAAGAATAAATCCATTAGTATTGGTGAGGCTTTAACAAACTCATAAAACTTTATTGGATTTTTTATTTTATCAAGTCTTTTCTTTAGCACATCATAATTTTGAAAATTGGAAATCCCTTCTAATGCTGTATAAAAATTCTTTCGAAAAAGTTCGGCTTTTGCTAGTTCGTAATCCGTTCGTCCTATGGAGAATATTCGTTCCATAATCCTTTTTAAGTCTTTTCCTTTTCTAAACTCTAAAGAGACAAACGAATTTTCAATTGCCCTTATTTCCGAAAGTCTCCCGTCACCCATTCCAATTGATGGACGATTCTTTAATATAGTTTCCTTTTCTAATGCTAGATTTCGATAAGCTCTTTTTCTTGCTTTCGCGACCTCTTGAAATTCCCATTTTGAAATTTCTTCTCCAGACTCTAAAACCTTTGTTTTTAAAAGATTCTCTGTATTAACTCTTCTTAACGAATTTAAAACTCTGTTTAGTTCTTTTCGTGAGGTAATATGATTTTTTACTTCTTGATAATCTTTTAGTTCTGGAAGAAAGTCTCTTTCGTCTGTGTCAAGGCTATTTATTATTTTATTAAATCGTGAAACAGCTTGTCCAAGCTTTATATAGTCACCACGCTTCCAACGTATTAAACTATCCATACATTACACCCTCAATTCATTCAAATTAATCTCTGTGAAAATTATTGTGTTTCTATCTAATACTATATCATATTTTTTCGAAAGTGTAGAATAATTTACAATATAAAATCCTCTTTTTTCTATTTTCATATAAAAAGCTATTAATAAATAATATCTAATGGAAATATTAATTCCATATTTTGATTTGATTTTATCCTCTTCCTCTTTGATATATTCTTCATATCCTTTAAGGAATCTTTCCTTATTAAATGAAGAAGAGAAGTAAAATCTTGACCCTAATAATTCAACGAATTCAGTTGAATCCGTTAAATCATAATATATCTTTTCACTTCTCCTCATAAAATCACTCCTTAAATAAGCTCAAAACCTAAACTCTTATTATTTGAATTTGCTACTTTCTTATTAACAATCTTAATTTCTAAACCATTTTTGATTGTATCAACACCAAATGTTTCAATAAATCTTTTCATTTGTAATGTGAATATTTTACTTGCTGTTACATATGATTGACCTTGTTCGTCTAAAAGAATAGTCACCATTTTTCTTTCTTTATCTTGAACAACTTCTCCGTTTTCATCAACGATTGGTTCTTCCAAGTCTCTTTCAAATTCCTTAATTACTACATCTACAATTCTTAAACTTTGGCCAACACAATCATTAATTTTAAAATCACAATCCTTATTATCTAAATTATATAAAGTTTTTACATCATTTAAATCAATTGTTGTATATGTTCTCTTTCTTGTTTTATTAGCATTTGCTAAACTTCCAAAACTAGCAACAACCATTTCGTGTTTTTCTTCATTTTCAATAATTTCTTTTTCTTCCATTTTTTAAAACCTCTTTCCTATTTATTTTTATTATCTAAATATATAATGTATATCATGTTAATTAATAACACAATAATTGTAATAATCTTCACATTCTACTCACCGCCTTTCTTATGTTTCACGTGAAACATTATAGAATCATTTTTCAATTGATTTAATCTTTTAATTTTCTTCATTAGTACACCTTACTTCCATATATGCAATTTCATTAATATTAATAACATAAATTGATGATTCATTTTCCACTTCAATTGTAAAATCGTTTTCAATCTCATGATGAATATTTTCAATTACTTCTTCATAATTCATATTCTTAATATTTATTGCGACTTCTTCTTCATTTTTTAAATGAATTATTTTAATCCAGTTCATAATTATTCTCCTTTTTTAATGCATTTAATTCATCAACCAAATGAATATTCGCTTCATATAATTTATTATTTTCTTTTCTTAAATCTATAATATAATTTATTATATCTTTGAAATAACGATATGTTCTCATGTTCATTGTAGCACTTAATATATCATCAACAAATTTAATCTTTTCATCAATAGTTTTTACTCTCATTTTATCCCTCTTATTACTTTTTCATATTTTATTCTTGATATTCTCATACATATTATAATTAAATAGAATAAAAACTTGCTGTTGGTTTTATGAAGTGTTTTTGCATATTCTATTTCTTTATCGGTCATTTTCTTTACTTCGTATTCAATTATTTGATATTTCCATATTCTCACTTCTTACACTTCCTTTTAGTTCTTCAAATATTAATTGCTTAGGTAAAACCTTATAACAAAACCAACTTGTATTAAACCAATTGCCACTTTTTTTCTTGTTATAATCTTTAATCATATTTTCCATAAATTGCACTCTGCCATCAAAAACCATAACCTCAATACCATATTTTCTAAACATTGTTCCTCTTGTTTTCCCTTCTAATGCTGTAATAGGTAGTAATAATGCAAATGGTTTATTCCACTCATAACATTTTTTTATAAAATCATCTTTTAATGAATATGGTGGATTTGTAATTATCATATCAAAATGTTCTTTTGGCACATATTCAAAAAAATTTTCTTTTTTATCTGTTGAAATAACTTTACAACCATGTTCTTTTAATAATCTAGTTATTTCACTTTTTCCAAAATCACAGCATTCCCACACTGTAATATTTTTAGGAATATATTTTAATAAAGGTTTAATTGCATAACTTGGTGTATATATATCATCAAATTTTTCTTTTTGAATATAATTTATTAATGCTTTTTTCACTCTTTATCACTTCCTTTTAGTTCTTGTAAATAATCATAAGCATTTTTATATTGCCAACTATAACTATCATCATCTTCCCAATATTCGTGCCACTCTAATATTGTTTTTTCTAATTCATTTATGATATTATTTAATCTTTCTATTTCTTTATTTGCTAATATTAACCACTCTTTTAATTGTTCGCTTTCAGTTAGTATTTCTCCATTAGGTTGTTTATAAAATCTATTATTATGTTCTACTGTTTCTTTCACTCTTTATCACTTCCTATTAGTTCTTGTAATTTATCTTGTAATGTACTTGCATCAAATATTTTCATTCCTAATTCATCATAAATATATTCTTCGTTTATATATTTTTCTAATTCATTTATGATATTATTTAGTCTTTCTATTTCTTGTTTTAATTCTTTATTTTCTCCATATAGTAAGCCATTTTCTCTAAGTAAATCATCATCATTAACATCTGCAAATATCCCTCTAAATTGTTTACTTATTAAGTCGTTATATTTTTTATTACTTAATATTCTCACTCTTTATCACTCCTCTTTTCTTAACAAATGGTTTTTCTAATTCTACATACATAACACATTCGTTATTGTCTATAATCATACATTCTTGGTATATGTTTTTGTCTAATGTATCAATAGCTGTATATGAATAGTTTGTGTCGTTAAACTCAAATATAAATTCGTAAGGTTGCCCTCTGCCTTCTATTGGTCTTTTCCGAGCCCATAATTGCATATAATCACTCCTTTTCTAACATCTCCAATACTTTCTTATATGTGTTTATTTCAATCTTTAAATCATGAAGTCTCTTTTCAATTGAATCCCAATTATTTATATACATGATGTCTTCTGATTTTTTTAAGTTCCAGTCATATAGTTCTTCAAGTTCTTTAATTTCTTTTAAAATTTTAGCTTTCATATATTTCACCTTTTATATCTTTTAATATATTACTATCAATGAAATTTAATTGTTCTAAAAATGTGTAATAATCTTCTTCTAGATGTTCTTTTAATAATTTTGTAATAATTTTCTTTTCATCATGTTTTTCTTTTATTTTATCAATATATTCATCAATGTCTAGATATTCAAAGAACTTTTCATTTAAAAATATAGCTTCTTGACTATCCCCTGAATAAATATAATAAAATGTAAAAGTATAATCCATGAAATCATCATATATTTCAATAACATTTCCAGAATCTACAAGCCTCTTAATATCTGCTTTTGATAAATTTTTCATATTTCATTCTCCTTTTCTTGTTTCATTGTACCTTAATTATAAAGGTTATCTTTTCAAATGTCAATACTTTTAATAAAAGTTTTTTAAAAAGTTTTAATTTTACATTTTTAATTAATTATGATATAATATAAATAGTGATAAATCTTATTCAATATATAGTGTGTTTGTCTGGAATATCACTTGCGAAGAGCAAGCCAGAAAATATACGGAGTGATGTCCTGCTATATAATAAGGTTATATTGCTAGAATCGAGGCGTTATATGAGTGATAATATATTCTATAATTACGATAGAGTTATTTCGTATAATGCCTTTCTTAATTTTTTAATAGGTGAACGTGGAGTTGGAAAAACATTCGGAGCTTCTGAATTTGTAACTCGTCAATTTATTAAAAAAGGACATGAATTTGTTTATATTAGAAGATATAAAACAGACCTCGAAAAAGGAAAAAAGAAATTTTTTAAAGCTTTAATTAATGAAGGCAAGTTTGAAAATCATAAATTAGAAGTAAAAGGGGATACATTTTTAATTGATGAAAAAATTGCTGGTTATTCAATCACTCTTTCAACAGCTCATCAAATAAAATCTTCTAACTTTCCAAAAGTGAAATACATTATATTTGATGAATTCTTAATTGAAGATGGACAATCTCATTATTTAAAAAATGAAGTAAATATCTTTCTTGGATTGATTGAAAGCGTTGCTCGTATGCGTGATGTAAAAATTCTATGTCTTGGAAATGCTACAAATGACATAAATCCATACTTTTTATTCTTTGATTTAACTCTACCATATAATAATGATATAAAGCTTTATAAAAACGGATTAATACTTCTTCAATATATGGACAATAAACCATATAGAGAAGCAAAAAAGAAAACTAAATTCGGACAACTTGTTGAAGGTACAGATTACGAAGACTACGCAATAAATAATAAATTTAACAATAATGATAAAAACTTCATTGAAAAGAAAACAGGTTCTTCAAAATTTTCCTTTTCATTTCTATTTAAAGGGCAAAAATTTGGAATCTGGATTGATTACAACATGGGTAAAATGTATGTTTCAAATGATTATATTGATAATGGGCTTTGTTTCGCTACTACAACAGAAGATCATAAACCTAATACAATGTTATATTCTATTGCTAAAAAATATAATTGTTGGAACTCGTTTATTCAAAACTATAAACTTGGAAACGTCTATTTTGAAAACATGAAAATTAAAAATGTTTCAAAAGAGGTTTTAAAAAATATTATTTTAAGGAGTTGATTCTATGATAAAATATCAAACATCTAGACGTAACGGGATTCAAGATTTTTTATGTCCATTTACTGATATGTATATAACGCAAGGAGCAAACGGAGCTTTTTCACATAAAGGAACAATGGCTAATGATGTTCGAGGGCGTGACGTTGGAGTACGTTATCCTTATTATGCACCATGTGATGTAAAATGTATCTGGATTTATCCTAATTCTGGACAAGCTTGCTGGCAATCTCTAGAAAAGGTTAGATTTGCAAATGGTAAAATTGAGTATGCAACATTTATGACAGCACATGATGAATCTTTCAATGCAAAAATTGGACAAATTGTTAAACAGGGAGAACAACTTGGAAACATGGGTACAAAAGGCAATGCAACAGGAGTTCATTGTCACATTGAAATTTCACAAACAAAATGTTCAATGTCTTCATGGCATAAGAATCAATATGGAATTTATTGCTTTGATGAAGAATCCGACACAGATGAATCTTACTTTGTTGATAATACTAATATTATAGAGGGTATGGGTGGTTCTTGGAAGAAAACAACTGATGTTCCAGTTCAATCTGATAAATTTATAAATTTTCCACCAGAATTCATTGATGAAAGAAATATATATGATGTAAATACAAAACAAAAACTTCCTCAAACATTAAAAGTTAAAAAGTTTGGTGGACTATCTTATAGGATTATAGATATTATTGATGAATATGCAAAAATTAAAACAATTGACTTTGGAGACGTTCTTGTAAAAATTACTGATAAAACACCAATTACAGACGTTCCATCGTATGATCATGGAAAATATTAAAAACCAAAATAAGGTATTGCAATTTATAACGTATTATGCTATAATGTATATATGAGATGGAATGGTTTATAATCTTCACATTCTCGCTTTAGTTCCTCGGAATGGTACGCTAGGTTACGTTGTGTTATGGAATGGATTTCGGTTTGTTCTAGACAACGTAGCCACGTGTGTCATTTGGGGAATTTTTTAGTGGTTGAATGGAAGAAAAATAAC